TTGCTGGAAAACTTCTAGCATCTTCAAAAGGAAATTTATCAAACGCATAGTCTTCGCCGTCAAATGGTATGGCTACTTCGGTTGTAAAAATTACAGGCACTTCTAAATCTTGTTCTTTTATCAGAACAATTTTACTTCCAACACCTTCTACAAAGTAATAACCATCGCTGTAACTAGCAGGTGTAACTTCGCCTTGAAAATTTAATTTCATTCCGTTGCTTAATTTTAAACCATTTTCTGTAGTATATGTCTTTTTACCAAGGATTTCTTGTTCAACATCAATTTTACTACTTTCTTCGATATTATAGAATGTAGCAACGCCAGATACATTTATTTCATTCTGACTTACATAATTCAAAGTAGGAGGTACATCTGTATCAACAACAAAAACTATTCTACCATTTTCTATGTACTCGTCGGTAGTTTCAACTAATGTGCCATCTTCCAATCTTTTGAACTTTGTAATACCTGTATTGTAAAGTGTGCTATTATTTTCAGCGTCAATAGAAAGAAGAGGATCGTTGTCATTAAAATTGATATCACTCACAAATGATATAGGATGCCCAGGTGTGTTAATATCAAAAGTATATGTTTGTCCTTTGAATAATTTTAAAGTGGGATTTTTTGTTAAACCGTCTGGTGAAAACACATATGTTGGATATTGATCTCCTGCAGCTAATTCAACACTGTATGTGCTTTGAACAGCAATACTTTGTCCTGTAACATTAATAGGATCTGGGCCAAGAGGCAACCAGTAATATTCTCTAAAATTTGTAAACTTATCCCAATCAATATGTGGATTCCAACTATAACTTATTTGAGTGTTAAGTAAACTGTGATTACTTACAGAACCTTTAAAGTTTTTTATGCTACCAAGAAAATCTGTGTATCCAGCAAAAAAATCAACATTATTTAATTCGTCTTTGTAAACAGTGCTTGATTCAAATTGATAATTTTCTCTATCAATTGACACATCAGGCAAATACGAATCTGTAACTTGCGCCGTAGCAGCATTTCTACGTCCTACAAACGCATCAATTTTTTCTACTACACCCTCTGATGTCATTACATCTGTGGTTGATTGTAAAAACTTTTTGTTTGTATCTGTTCTAAAATACCTAGGTAAAAAATTTTCAGTTTTTTTATCTGAATTGCCTGTTGGCAATGGAAGATCGTTTTTCGCCATTAGTAGCTACTACCTCCGCTGCTAGTGCTAGTGCTAGTAGATATTATTGTATCAGTTGTGCTTGTTACACTTTGACTTGTTGTATCCACTGATGTTACAACATTGCCTGTTGCTTTTAATTTTTCTGCTGTAATAGCAGTAATTATTTCAACATCGTTTACTGTTGCTCCACTTATAAAAATTTCATCGTTTTCTGCTCTTAATTCGAACATGCTGCCAAAACTATCAGCAACAGAATTAGGAACTATTACAACACTTGCTAAATCAGGAGCAAGTTGTTTCATAATATAAGCACTTAGTTCGCTCCAATAAAATGTTTCTCCAAAATCCCAATTTTCTAAACTAAAAAATTGATTAACACTATCAATTACTCTAGCTTTTAAATCTTGATCGTTTACAACAGCACTTTGAGTTTTAACTAATTTAAATGTAGCTTGTAACATTGAATCTGCTTTATCTCCAAATAAAATCTTGTATTTTACAGGATGGAAAATAATTTCGTCGCTTATGCTTTTTATTTTGTTTATTTCTTTACCGTAGTTGCGAGACATTTGATCACTACTCATTGGCAAAGGTAAAGCATTAATTGCTCCTGTTAAATATTGTCTAAAATTTGTATCATATTGTTTTGTCAACAAATATGTGTCAATAATATTACTACTACTAGGATCAATTCTAGAATGCTCATCACTAGCATGAATATATTGGAATTTTAATCCACTGCGTCCAATGTATGCTTTATAATTAAATATTAAAGTTCTTGTTCTAGCAACACTATCAATTTGATAGAATATGTTTTTGTCTATAACATAGTAGATAGGATTATTAGGAGTTGTTACTACTGCTTGAGAATCATCGTTTACTACTAAAATATTTTCAGCTGCTTGATCGACGTAAACATAAAATTCATTATCATTTGTTTCTTTTTTGACAAATACATATTTTGAACTCACATTTGTATCAGGAACTACAATATCTTCAAATATTTGAGGATTATCAACAACTCCGTCATCGTCAGAATCAAAAAATACAACTTCAACTTTTTTACTGTTTACATAACCTATTCCGTCTCTATATTCATTGCTTACTTCCCAATCGTAATCAACTGTAAATGGGCTTAACCCTCCAGAAGACGCTAAGTCTTTATTAACACTTAAAATGCTTATTTTATCTCTGATAATTTCACCTGTTTTACTATCATAGATTTTTTTGTTTCCATCAAAAAAGAATCTTACTTCTTTATCGCTTTCAAATACGTATCTTAGTGTTCTTGATGTTACTTTATAGTCAACGCCGTTAGTTTCAAATAATAATAACCAACTACTGTCTAAATTATTACCAGATACATCACCTGTCAAACTTAAACTAAAATTACTAGATGTGTTTAAATTTTCTGAGGAAATAACATTCCATTTTCTTCCTTCTACATCATAACGTAGACCAAATGTATTAAAAGCAAATATTTCATCAACCATAATTGTTTTAACACTATCTATTATGTCTCTAACAAACTTTGGTTTTACAAGTTTTAATATTGCGCTAGATGGAATAATATCATTAAACACTATACCGCCAAGTCCAGTTGTAGTTTCTTCAGCACCTGTGCCAGAAACAGAAATTACCTTTGTCCATTTATATGTTGAAGAACCAGTATGGTCAGCATCACCGGTCATTAATGTACCATCTGGCATAAAATGATATCCATCTGGTGCTAAAAACTTAACCATAGCTCCTGGTTCAATATACCTTAATACACCTTCAGTTGAAGACGATACTGAATATCTTGTGGCATTTGTATTTGTCACTTCGTCAGTATCAACAATAAACCCTGTACTTCTATTAGTATCTGATGTTTTTTGTTGAAAAGACAACTCTAAATCGGTATAATCTTGTTCTGTAAATTTATCATAATAATAATTTCTTATATTTTTATCATCAACTAAGCTGGTAATCAAATTATTAATTGTAGATTCAATATCTGATTTTGTTACAAAATTAAATGTATTTTTTTCAGTTTCATAATCTTTATACAAGATTCCATCTACACCGAGTAGATTAGTTGTACTGTATTTTCCAGTAGCATCTCTTAAATCGTAATATCTGTTTATTCCGCTACTTGTTCTGTTTACTGCTTTTGTTTTTATAATATCTTGACTTATACCCAAAGGTCCAATATTATAATCTTCGCCTGTAATCAATCTATTTTGTGTATAATATGTACTAGGAGCATTGCTTTTAATACTTTCAGTGCTTTCTGTACTAGTTCCATTATCAATAGTTTGTTGCAAACTCAAAAACATTGTTAATGTTTCAGTTCTTCCAATAGAACTAACGTAAGGAATGTTTATTTTTACATCTCTAATATTATTTGGTAAAATTGTATAATCTAAATTTATACTTTGTCTATAATATGCTCTAAAATTACCTTTTGGTAATGTACCAAAAACACCGTCGCTAAAAATTAAACTAATACGATCATTTACTCGTGTAAGAACACCAAAAATATCTTTTATATTTTTACTAAGACTATTATATATAATATTATTGCCTTCTACAGCATCTACTTTAGTCCATTGTTTATTTTCAATTCCATCTGAATCTATTTCATATAACCAAACATCAGTGTTGTTTACGTTTGTAGTATCAATATCAATTGTTTGATTAGGCGTAGGTAAATCTATAGAAAAGTCGCCTCTTTGTAAACTTCCTTGTCTAAAGTGAAAAAAGAATCCTACATTACTAGATCCTGCGCCTTGTCCGTTATCTCTATATAAAAAGTTAACTGGTTTTTGAACACCAGGAGCATCTTCTACAATAGCACCGTCTGTTATGTCAGTTGAAACTACTTCAAACTCTAAATTAGTACCGTTAACTTGTTTTTGAAACGAAAATACAGGAAAAACCGTTGTAGTATTGTTTAATGAATATTTTTCGGTTGGTATGCCATCAACTATGTCACGTTTTTTTGGTGTTCCAAAATTATTAGTAGTAACCAAAGCACTATTCATTATTTTAATAAATTGCTCATACCAATTATCATTTAATGTATCGTTCCATTTAACTGTACGTCCACTTAAATTTGTTCCATTTGTATCTGTTACTGATTCTGTAGTTGATACACTTGTAACTTTTAATAAGCCGTTGCCTGATTGGTTTCTTGTAACATTGTAACTGATAAGTCTAGCCAGTCTCAACACACTTTCTCTACGCTCTGCTAGTTCAATATAATTTTCTCTAGCGTTTAAGTCTGTGCGAAAACTTATGTTTTGTCCTAGAAAAGCAACTAAGTCAATCAAAGACAGATATTCAGAACTTTCAATATAATCATTAAAATCTTCTGGATAATTTTGTCTAATGTAGTTAATCATTGTTCTACGTAGATTGTCAAAATCATAGCTTTTGAAATCAGCGTATTTAAAACTACGATAAATTGTTTGCCAATCTTCGGCTAACAATAATCTGTTTTGTCTGTCAGTAGAAGACATATTCACTTTCCTTCATTAATATAATATTTATGAAATTCTAAATATGCGTATATTAATTTAACAATCCATTGTTTTGATCAAATCGCAAAGTTAGTTGCTCACTAATATTGTAATCAATGTAAGTTAATTCAGCATAAATTTGTATTCCTGATTCGTAAGTGTCAACAACTACATCGTTTGCTTGTACTCGTGGATCATAGTTTATAATTTCAGTAACATTCTCTAAAATAGCATTTTGTAATCCAGATGTCATTGGTTCAAATAAAACATCCCATATAATTGTTCCAAATTCTGGATTTTCTATTTTTTCTCCAAGTCGTATATGGAAATGATTAATAATATCTTGTTTTATTAATTCTAAGTTTTTTAATCTAAAATCTTTTGACACTCTTGAAACTGTGCTTAATCCTTTGTAGCTTTTATCTACTAAAGGCGCATCTGAAGTTTTTGCTGTTTTTAATTTTAAATTCTTATACAGATTTTTTTCTAATGTGCTCATGCCCTACACTCCTATCCTACTTTTGTAACAGCGTTACCACTTGATGCCGCTGGATTTGATCTTTGATTATTTGGTACTTCTACTAATGGTTGATCAAATTCAGCTGGAATATCCCAGTTACGCCTAATTTGATTTACATACAATCCTTGATTACTATTATTATAGATATTAAATCTACTAATTTTAACATTGTTAGATTGATTGCCGCCATATACGTAAATATGGTTCTTTGATGGATCTATTCTTTGAACATAAGCAGCATGTCCTCTGTTTGAATTTTCTTTTCTTGTAAATATTACTAAATCATACTTCCGAATATCTACATAATTTCTCCAATTTACAGTTCTTCCATATCGTAAATAACTTTGACTACCTATACCAGGATTGTTAAATTCTAAACCTGCTTTCCATAATACCCATGTAGCATAAGCAGCACACCACGGATTTGTTCTAGGACCGTCTACAGAAATATTACCACCGCCGGCTATAGCAAATGCTTCTGCTATCAAAGGATTTGGTGGTCTTCCTCTTTCTGCCCAATTTTGTCTTAAAGAACCTTCTATAACACTTGCTATACTTCCGTATTGTGTGTCAGCAGGTGGAGGATTTTGCGGTTGTTGTACTGGATTGACATTGCCGCTAATTCTTGGATCGTAATCTCCAACGCCATTTAGATCGTCAATTGGTGGTCCACCTGCTGCTCCTGAGCCTGTCACTGGATTTGAAGCATAACTAGGTGTTGGTAACAAATATCTAGATAATTCTGTAGGATTAGTTGCCCTACTAGGACTTGGAACTGGATTTGCTGGAATATTTACATTACAACTCATGCTAACCACCTTCCTGAATTTGTTATTGTATTAGATCCTAACGTGATGTATTCATCTATTTTAGTACCGTTGCCATCTGGTTTAACACCTTTGCCGTTACGCCAAACAGCAACATCATATGCGCCTTTTAAATGAGCGCCCATTAGTAACCCAGCTATTTTTGATACACTGTCTCCATCTTTAATAGCACCGTTATTTTTAAGATATCTAACATTAGCATTTGTGTATAAAATAATTGCGTCTTCTTGGCAATCATTTTTGTTGTCTAACCAGTCGTCTATGTTGTTAACACCTCTTTTGCCAGTCCAATTAGATGGATTTAATCTTAATCGTGTGCTTCCGCCTGTGACTGTCTTTTTAATATATCCACCTTCTTTGAGAGCATATCCACCAAATTGATATTTTCCAGCAAAGCCAAATTGATTAGTACATTTGTAACGCAAGCCGCTTTCTCTCATTCCAAGAGCATTTAAATACGCTACTGTTTCACTTGAGCTAAATCCAGTTATATTTCCATAAGGTGCCGAATTTATTGGACCGTCTGTTGGACCGTCACAGTATTGTATTCCGCCTATTTCTGATCCTGCTGCTGGATAGCTTGTGCTAAGAGTTGCCGGAGCAACATTTTCTGTAGCACTAATAATAGTAGAAGTAGATCCACTAGCTTCAATACTACTTTTGCCTGTAGCACCAATAATTCTACTAGCATTAGTAAAACTACCAAAATATTTTGTAGCAGTTCCTACGTCATACTTTTCAGCAATTTGTTGAGCTGATGCTTCTGTTATAAGAGTTGGATCAATATCGTCATATTTAGGAAGCTCTATTTCTGCGCCTGATGCTAATGCTGCTGTTTCAACAGTGTTTGTTAATATACGTAATTCGTTTTCTATTGGAAATCCAAATGGCGGATTTTTGTTAGACAGTACAACAACGGGTTTATATCCCTGATTTTTAACATTTTCAATTAATGTTCTTACGTTTCTTGCTGCTGCTTCAGGATCGCCTATATCTTCTGTACCAATTACAATAACACCATAAGGAACATTTCCAGCATCCGCAAATCCTTCACCATTATAATTGTTTGTGTTTTCTAAGTTGTCAACTTCTGGTCTTTCACTTTGTACTACAGGAGCCATACTTCCAATATTACTAAATGTATCAGGTAACGGCGCACCAGGGAATGTGTTAACTTGTTGTTCTCCGGCTCTAGTTTTTTCTGGAGTATATTCCATTGGATTAAGGTGTTCATGTTGAGGCCATGGCTCATGCTCTGGTACTCTAGCAGGTTGTAAAGCTCTTACTGGAGCGTCTGGTAAAGCTGGATTTGCTTCTTTTGGCATAGTTGGAGGACGAGCTTCAATAGCTTCGTCAGCATTTAATCCTGTTCCAGCAGGGTTTGATGTACTGTTTAGGTGAATGTTGTTGCCTGTTGCTTGAATGTTGGCTCCGTTTGCTCTCAAACTAAGCAATCCACTAGCGTCCGCAGTTAATGCTGCTCCACTTTTGATACTAGTTTCCGTAGCACTTTCTAACAACATTTGAGCTGTATTGCTCTTTAAACTCATGTTAGCTTCAGATGTAATTTTTATAGCAGCGCCGCTCAACATTTCAAATGTATTTCCTGCTGTTAAATAAGTTTGTAATACGCTTGTTTGGTGTATTTGTCCTTCAGCTTCACTGTAAATATTACCTTGTACTTTCCAGTTAATATCTCCGTCAGTGCATCCTTTTATACCGCCTTGTCCTGTTAACCCAATTCCTTCGCCACTAGCAATAGTCATTTGTAATTTAGATTGAATATCAAGTGTACCGCCACTAATAATACTCACTTTTTCATTACCGTATACAGCGACACCAGTTTGCCCTATAAGACTTAATGTTTCTCCAGCATTTTCAGAAATATTTTCAATTGCGGACATTCCAATATTATTGCCAGCATCAATAGCAATGTTTTTGCCAGCAATCAAACTCATATTTTCATTTGCTGTAAAATTTATATCTCTATCTGCTGTTACATTTAAATCATTTTCAGTATGTACACTAACACTATCTTGGGCATATATGTCAATTTTGCCGTTAGCAGTCATCTCAATCCAAGTTGTGCCTTTAGCATTACCAATATAAATTAAATCTTCTGTGTTGTGCATCAACAATTGATGCCCTGTACGTGTCCTTATTCTAAACAACTCATTTGCTGGCTTAGTAAGGTCAGCATCGTCATTAGAATTTTCAACATCTACGTATTCAAAAGGTGTAGTTGAAGCAGGACCTTTTCTAAGAAACTTGTCATCGCCATCATCCATAACAATACTAGTGCCACCTAGTCTACTTTTGTAATAGTCTATTTCTCCTTTACCGTGCGGAAATGTTGGAGCGTTTTGTCTTTTATCTAACGGACCTGGAGTGTTGATTCCAAACACAGCACTAGGTAATTCTCTCCTAGCTGACGAACTTGTTAGTCCACGCACTTCATCTTCATTTAGACCTTGCTCAAATAATATATTTGTAAAATCTGTGTTTACTGGTTTAATATATTTTGTAGGTTGCGGTTGTCCTTCAGGTTCAACTAAGGCAGCATTATATTCGCCTACTGGTAATTTAGCACCAGTACTATTAATAACTGTTGCTGTTCTGCCATCTGGTACTGTAAAATTTTGGAAAGGATCTGGAATACATGCTATCCAAAAACCAAAATCTGTTCTACCTTCGACTAAAGTTATTAGCACCATTGTGCCTATATCTGGTGGTACCATCCACATACCATAACTGTGCTGTGTATCTTGGTATGTGTCGTTAGCACCTACTTTAGTTCTTGGTGTTTGTCCAGCAAATGGACTAGCATATTGAACTTGTATAGATTGTCCTGTATCATCATAATCGTTGCCGTTTTCGTTTACTTTAAGAAGATTAACTTTTAATCCGCCCATAAACTTTTGATCTAAATGCCCAATTACTCTGCCTACAAAAATACCAGGACCAGTAACATCACTGACAGCACTACTTTTCCTAGTAATAGTTGTTCTAATTGATTCATTTCCTAGCATGTATTATTTTCCTTTAAATCCAGTAATCTTAGAAAATAGTTGGCCGGCAGATTTGCCTACTGCGCCAAACTGTTGCCCTAAATCGTTACCAACGGCACCAAATTGTCCTATAATAGATCCTAATTGATTATTAAGATTATTAGTAATAACGTTAATTTGTTGTAATGCCCCAAATACGTTTTGAGCTAAATCAACAACAGCATTACCTTGGAATAATTCTTGTATATTATTCACTCCGTTTGTTTGGAAAGCAGTTTGTAAAGCATTTATTTGATCTTGTGTTTGTTGTAATGCTAATGCTGTATCTTGAATAGTACCAGTAACTTGATTTTGTAAAACATTTACTAAGTTACTGTTATTTGTTACACTAGCTTGGGTAAGTTGAGACACAAAATTAATATCTTCTAAACTTTGGTTACCCATTCTTGCTAAATGTAATGTTTGAGTAAACATTCCATTGTTAAAATTATTTGTAAATTCAATCACTCGATATACTCCTGTAAACAAGTTTACTGGATCAAGCCTTGATAAATTTCCTACATAATCTAATCCGCTTCTAAAGGCAATTAACACATAGACTTCGCCTCTTGTAAAGTCTATCCTTCCATCTGATTGTACACCAATTGATTGTCCTGTAGGAAAATTATTTCCAAAATCTGTATCACTTAGATAAAAAGGATCACCCCATATATTCAAATCAACAGTAACATTATCATGGTCACTATTTAATACCATTTTATTAAAATGATCTGCTACACGTTTTTTTGAAGATTCAGTACCCATGCCGCCACTATTTGAAGTTCCAAATCCTTCTCTAGATGCTCCTAAAACATTTTCTCCAGAAGCTGTTGGATTGCTCATTTGATGACCAAAGGCTGCCGCATGATATTCGTCAATTTGTGTTTCTGATCCTCCAAACTGTTGGACTTCTCTTGCTCCTTGAGTTCCAATAGCCGATATTTCTTTATAAAAAGCATTATCAATATTAAATTGAAAATCAATTACTTCAGAATTTAAACCAGTATAGGTATAGTAATAATGCTTAACTGCTTCTTTTGCTACATTGCTATAATTAGACGATGCATGTGTACCAGTCAACCTTGAAATATGAATATCGTAAGGAGTAACTTTGTAAACATATGTCATAGCAGGTAGACCAGTTTTTGCTATCATACTTGTATCTCTAATATGAACTTCTGTGTGGATTTTAAACCAAGCAACTTTGTCAGTATGCGGTCCTGATCCTTGTTTTGCTCCTATTAGTAAATCTTTTCCCCATTGACTTGATAAAATTACTTGTTCGATTATTTTTTCTATTTTTGTTTGAGCACCAAACATAAATTCACGTTTGTTTGGATCAATTGCCATTGTTCCTCGTGTTACAACTTTTGTGCCATCAGGTCGTTCTCTAATGTTTGTTTCGTCAAAACTTTGAAAAGGAATATTTCCATAATCGTCAAAATCAGTAAGTATCAAACTTTGTCCTATAAGATTAGCATTTGTATTAATAACTGCTTCAGCTTTTACACTTTGAACATTAATAGGTTGAGCATTTAATTGACTAATTTGAGTTGAAACAGAGGCAAAGTCAGACGGACCCATTATACTATTTTCTAGAGCTGTAATTTTAGCATTTTTTGTTTGAACTGCTTGAGCATATAAATCATTTGTTTCAAATACGGCTGCTTGTGCATTTGCCAACGCTTCTAGTCTTAATCTATCATCAAGATTAGACTCTGGGTTTATAAAATTTCTACTTCCGCCGCCTGAAACAGATACATCTTTTGGTAATTCGATACGGTATCTATGTCCAACAAATCCAGGTTCTCGTCCTTCTCTTTCAATAATACTTTTGTTAAGTATAGTTTCAACACTTCTTTCACCAAAGCCTAGCACTTCGTCTACTGTTGCTCCAGTGACTGTTAAATCCGTAGGCACTTTTTGTGCTTGGTCGATTAATGCTTGGTGATTCCACGGAAACGCACTACATTGATAAGTTGCGCCAGCTGAATCAACACTAAAGGTGACGTTTATAAATTTAAAAGCAAAATGATGTGCTGGCATTGATATAGGATTATTAGAATCATCAAATCCAACAAAATGACAAGACAACATAAACGGAACATTTAAATAACTAGTACCTGCGCCGTATAAATCTTCGACAGCAACAGATAAACTTTGGAAAAACAAACCAACACTGTGTGGTTCTTTAACTTCAAATGTCAAACTATAAGCATTACTATGCCCTGTTCCAGGATTATGAGTTACAGCATATTTTGACTGAACATTTTCTATAAAAAATTCTACATTTGTG